CATCGCGGTCATCAGCGCAAGCGGCGTCGTGCTGTCAGCCGTGCTCAATGCGCTGCTGATACCGCTCGCGGGGCTCGCGGGCGCAGCCTGCGCCTACGTCATCACCGCGGCCACCCTGCTCGCCGCGCGCGTCCGAATCCGGTTCGGACGAGCCTGAACGCCGCAGGATTTCCCGGCTCCAGCCGTTGCACCGCCGCGGCCGCCTCCATATAGTCCCGGCCACGGTCGGAGCGTGGCGCAGCCCGGTTAGCGCACTAGTCTGGGGGACTAGGGGTCGCGAGTTCAAATCTCGCCGCTCCGACCAGAAAACCTCACAAACTCAATGAACTATAGCGACGGTCAGAATCGGGCCGCCGCCGAATATCCGCCGTGGGTGCACTGTGGGTGCAAGGCGGGCGGCTTTCTGTTGTCCCCACGTTTTTTCCGTTGGGTGCTGTTGACAGCGACTACAGGGAGAGTGTCGAAGCCGACTTGTGGCATCCCGCCACTGTAGGAGGTTTCCGCATGAATGAATCCACTCTCCGCCGCCGCGCACAGCGGCTCGGCTATCGATTAGAAAAATCACGGGCGCGAGAATGGCGCCTTGATAACCAGCTCGGATATCGACTGCTCGACGTCGAGATAAACGGCGCGGCGCTCGGTCAGGACTTTGACGCGAGCCTAGAAGAAATCGCTCACTTCATCCAGGAGGCGGCATGACCGACGATGAGGTACGGGCGCTTTGCGTCGACATAATCCCCGCCGATGTAAAATTCACCGTCAAGCGCAGCCAATCGTTCTCTCAAGGACACAACGAGGCACCGGACGGCAAGCCTAGATTCACAATAGATATCGACTCCGACATCGAATTCGGCCCGCTTTATGTGAAACTAAACCCGGTTTTCCATCGGCACGGCCTAGAATTCTCTCTGTCACGTCGCGGTGAACATCACGGATAGAATTGGCCCCGGCGCAAAGCCGGGGCTTTCTTTTTTGCTACGCGCGCCGCGTTGGATTCGTGGCGATGAACTTCTCGAACATCTCAGACGCTAAGCGCAGCACGCGCCGGGAGTCGTCGTCGTCGGGCGGCAAATCATAAATGATCTTGGACGCGATCTGCCGCAACACCCGCCTTTTGTACTGCGTGGCGTTGATTCTTCTATCCTCTCCAACCATGAAACCTCCTATCTGATTTGAGGCCGTTAATCGTGCGCGTAGAATAATAGGAGTCAATTGCTAAGTTGGAAAATAGCTACGCCCCGCTACTTGCCGTACTGGCAAATAGTGATCTCATAGAGTCACGCTTGAACGGCAACGCGGCTGCGTTTCGACTCGCGCCAATGAGCGCGCGAGCAATAAATTTGGTTCGGATTGGCGTGCGTTCTGAAAAAGCGGGTATCGCACCCCGCTAGAGCGCAAACCATCTCTTCACGCGGTTTTTCCTTCGTCGCCGCCGCGCACTCCCGGCTGCACCAACGCTGCTCGCTGTTGCGACCGTGCGGCCGGAACGGATTCCCGCACGCAGGATTAGCGCAGATACGCTCGGGCACGCGATCAATTCGCCCAGCGCTGGCGCATTCCCGGCTGCAAAACGTCCCGGCACGAGCGCGTGAGTCATTCTTTGGGTTCTGCGGAACGGTATTCGAACAAGTCGGATTAGCGCACTTCGCCATCGGCGCCCGTAGTTTTGCGGCAAGTGCTTTAGATACTTCGTGCGTCCACGTCGCTTCCCACTGCCGTTCGCGGCGATCCAATCTCCCGCGCGCAACCGTTGCGCAGTGATCGTCGCAAAAATAGCGTGAGCCGGTTTCATCCAAATCGGCACCGCAATTTAGGCATTGCGATCCGATCTTGGTGAACCAACGCTGGCCTTCGTCTACCGTAGGCCGTCGCGCCCCGACTTGATTAAGAGCGCGGCGCACCAGCTCGCGCGCCGCAAGATCGGCGTGCGCGAACTTCCAGCCGCTAGCACAGCGATCGGACCGGATAACCGCCGTCAAAATTCCTTCCAGCGCGAAGGCCGTGGGCCGCGCGACCTTCAGCAGCACGACAAGATTGGAAATTAGCTCGGAGTCGCCGGGCCGGAGCTTGTAGACCGGCGACCTGCGGGCCGCTGATATGTTTCTTCGCACGGCGTCATTGCGCAATCAGGCTGGACGGGAGTCCAATTTCGGACTCCGGCTCGGCGTCGGGATCGAAGCGGGCCGGTTCGCGCTCTGGTGCCGGTTCAGACACTAGGCCAGCTTCGCGCAACTCCCCCATAATCGCAGATCGCACGGCGTTGTGAATTTGCGGCGGCAGGGAAATGTTCTTCTCCCATCCGCCTGGCGTCGGCGTTGCGGGCATTTCGATGAACACCCGCCCTTCAAGGTTCTGCGCAACGCGGATGTGAGCGATCCGCACGCCGATAGGCTCGATCTTTACTCGGAACTTGCCGACGAATTTCGTCGTCGGCTTCTTCTTGTCCTTCGAAATTTCGAAGGACTCGACACTCGCTTCATACACCATGACCTGACTCCGTCAGTCTTCCTTCGCTTTTCCTTTTTGCTCTGGCGACATATTCAGCGGCGCGAAATAATCGTCGCCGCCTTCGTCTTCGCGCGGGTTCATCCGCTCGAATTTTCTAATTTCATTCGCATTCATCGCGCCGATTTCGCGGGCGATCCGGTAAGACTGCCAGCGCTCCAACAGATTGGCGCGTGTCATTTCATCTAGATCGAATTCAACGAACGTATTGCGGCGGGACTCTTCGCTGAGTAGCGCGGCGTTGATCGTCGCTTCCCACCGCCGGCACCAGGGCAGAATCGCGTGCTGCGAAAACATCCTGTGCAGCTCGACCGTACTGTTATAGGCCGCGCCTTCCTGTACTCCGATGATCGGTAGCGGGACTCGAAACAAGCGCGCTAGGCTCTCCACGCCAAGCCGTCTACTCGCCAACGTCTCGGCGTCCGCGGGCGAAACGCTTGTCGGGTGGAACCGCATCCCTTCTTCGAGAACGGCCACCTTTCCTGCGTTGTCGACGCCGCTCAACGTCTTTTCAAACTGCTCTTGAATTCGACGGGACGGCTCGTCGTTTAGTGTGCCGGGATGCGACAGGACACCGGACAGCGTGACACCATTGCGGAACGCATTGGCGGCGAATTTCTCAGCCGCATAAGCGGCGCCTAGCGTTTCGCGCGCGCGCTGCAAGCGCGACTTGCCCACGATTCCATCGTCGGACCTGTCGCGAAGATGTAGAATCTCATCGGCCAGCAAGCGGCGCGTTCCGCCCGTCTCGGGATCTGAAACCTGATAGGCAACGCGGCGGGATCCCGTGATCCGCAGAACAGATACGGCGTCAGGATGGACCGGCCACAACGCCGTTGGAGCGCCGCGCCCGTCGCGGACAATTTCGGCGTAGGCATTGCCACGCAGCAAGCATGTCGCCGTCATTTGCTCGAAAAACTCGTAAGGCGTCTGCCGCGGATTAGGTGCGCGGGTTAGCAGCCGTGCCAGCGGGTGCCCGGATTCGACGTTGCGGACGCCTTCGGTGCTTTCGCGATAGACGCGCGGCGGCAGAACGGCAATCGTTTCGCTGATCGCCTGAACGCAGGCATAAACGGTGCCTAGATTCTCCGCGAGATGCGGAGTCATCTCGGGCAATCCGGTTTCGAGTAGAGGCCCGGCCTTACCCGCCAGTAAATCCCATGACGTCGGTTCCGCAGTCCGCAGTTCGGTTTTGACGGCTTCCGTCATCAGACTGTCTCCAGATAACGCCGCGCTATGGCAACGCGCGGGAACGCGACAAGCGCCGCAAGCGCGCGACGTGCGACGCTCGTTTCGGGATAGGCGGGCGTCGGCGTTAGGGTGATTTCGTGAAGATCAACGTCCAGCAGTTCGCGGACGCTCTTTTCGCCGCGTCGCTCCCATCGATCGCCGCCCTTCGGCACTGAGAATGCGAAGCTAGCGCCCTGAACGTCCCGCCGCTCAATGCTGACAAGCAAATCCCGCGCGGCTTGGGTGTCCGGCATGTCGACTTCGAAATGCAGCCCGCGGGAGTCTTCCTGAAGCCGCAACGTGCCCGCGCTCCGGCGGCCCAAAACCAAATGCGGGATATGGTGGACGAGCGCGAGTTGATCTTGGGACTGTGAACCGAGCGAGCGCCGAAATGCTCCCGGCTTCACGATCTCGGTAAATCCGCCCAAGTCCTTCGACGGCGAGTCGAATACGGCCGCATAACCGACGAGTCGCGGGCGGCGGGTACTTCCGCCGTCCGCCCGCAACTCGAAAGCCGCGCGGGTTTCGCGCGTACTCATATCAGTGCACCGGCATGTCTTGCGCGTAAGCGAACGCTTCGCCGTGACGCACCTGCACGTCCACGTCCCGCATTGCCCGCACGAGAACGCGGCCCTTGGCATAAGCCGTGGTTTCGTAAGGATTCAGCACGATATCAACGCCGGACCAGTAACCGATCAAGAGACTTGACCAGTTGCCGAAGATGACCGTTCCGACAGTTGGGACCGGCGGCGAACTATCCAAATCGGGATCGCCCGGAAGTGCGGACGTTACCGCAGCGGTATAACCCGCTAGCGTATTCGGGCCGTCCATCAAGTACCCTTCACCGCCGTTCGAACCATCCTTCGGTGTCGCGCGCAGCTTTTTCACGGCCCAGGCATTCAGCGCCCATCCCATCGAGCCGTCTGCATCGACGTTCTGGATCGCGGCCGGGAACGAGAGGATTTTTTCCCAAGTCGCGCCGGACATCAGCGAGATGTTTTGCGCGCCGGTTTGGTTGACGACACCCGTAGGCGTGTTCGCGCTGCCGTCGCCAAGCATCGCCTTGTTGTCAATTGCCCCCGCGACGATGCGGGCTAGATCGTTTCTCACGATTTGTTCAATCGCAGGCGAAGCCGAAAGCAGCGTGCGACGGCTGTAGCTCGTCATCGCGCCAACCGTTTTCGGTGCCAGCGTTACGTCATCGAAGGCCGCGTCGGTTTCCGTTAGCGAACCGTCTTCGTCCACCCACTGAGCCGCGCTCGATCCGGTTTGGCGCGGAATATCGACGGTGCCGACAAGCCCGCTCAGGACCGTTGCCCCGAGTCGTTCCGTTACGAGTGCGGAGCGGAGTCGATCAATGAAAAGATCGCCACGATGCACGTTGGGAATTAGATCGGCTGCGGTTGAACCGGCAAGCAAGGTGCGCTTTTCGGTTTGGAATACTTCGTCAGGAACCGCGATGCCCTGAAACTCGCGGCCCGTGCGGGTGCGCAGTTCTTGGCTGAGTTCGCGTTCGCGTCCCGCGTCGACCGACGAGTCGCCTAGTGCGGCGCGGATTGCCTTCGTCACGCTGAATTCTCGGGCGCGCTGCTCAAAGGTGCCATCGCCGCGATTCTCGCCGTGGATAACGGCAGGTGCGCTGCGCTCCGCTTCGGCAAGCGCCGTGGCGCGCTCGATGCGGCGATCAAGCGCCGCTAGATCGGCCTTCAACTGCTTGAACTTGGAATCTTCGGCGTCGGTGAAGTCGCGGTTTTCTGCTTCGGCCGTGTCCGTGATCGAACGCATTTCGGTGACGAGTCGCGCGTGGGACTCGTGTAGATCGGCAAGTTTAGGCATTTAGTTTCTTCTCCATCGATGGGATTGCCGGCGTCGTCACGACGCGGGCATGTGTGCACGGGTGCGTTTGTGGAAAAAATTCCCACAAGAGTCAAGTAAAAAATCTGATTATGTTCCTATGTTGCTTTAGCGCCAAGGACGCGAAGGCCGCGACTCTCGTAAACTGAAGGCTTGGGCTTCTCGAATCCCCAAGTCGGAAAGCCCACGGCCATGATCGACGCCACTACTCCGTCAATGCGGGAAGTGCTTCGATCTTTATTCGGCTTCCGGCCGTGTGCCGGATCGGTTTGAATCACGCAACCCGATAGGCCGTAAGTCATTACTGGATTCGAATTGTGTTTTATCCGCTCGGCCAAGACGGCGCGCTCGAAGGTGGGCACGGACTGATTCATGTCGCGGAATCCTTGGCCGTGCGGGTGCACTTCGCGGTTAAAGCCTTTATCTCTCAGTAGGCGCAGCAGTTCTTTGCTGCCCCATCGATCGAAAACCATGTATTCGAGTTTCGGAAAGTCATCGAGCAATTCGACTAGGCGAGTCGCCATAAATTCCGGCTCGACGGCGCGGCCTTCTGCCGTTTCCACAAAGCCTTGATCGATCCAGGTTCCGAAAGGAACATGATCGCGGCGTTCCCGATCTTCTAGTCCTTCGCTCGGAATCCAGTGCCAATTAAACAAGGCGCCATCGTCGGGAAAGTACATCGCGAGCGCGCACATATCGGTGGTACTGGCGAGATCGAGCCCCCACACGCAGCGTTTATCGTAATATTCTCTGATATCGAGATCGGCGGCGCAGGCTTGCCAATCTTTCGCCTTTAGGAAGGCCGTGAAGTTTTGAGTCGGCTGGTTGAGATAGAGCAGCCGGAATCCGGGCTCCATGCTCGGCATTTGCTGCGCTTGGGCCGCTTCGTCTCGAATGTGATCGAGCGAAAGAAAATCACCTAAAGCCGGGTTGTAGGCCCGCCAAGTTGCTTCGCTCCAAGGATCGGCGTCATGGGCCGCCGCGTAGATCGTGGCGTGATAGGAGTCATCCTTCACCGTGCCGGCAAGCACCTTTTCAGCGTAAGCAACTTGTTCGCTCATCAGCGACGTGGGATCGCCCGACTTCGTGCTGATCGTGATCGCCAGCGGTTCGGCGCGCCCGCCCATACCAGTCGTTAGAGCTTCGTAGAGTTCGCGCCCGCGCTTTCCCGGCCATTGGGCCAGCTCGTCCGCCACGACGACGCTGGCACCGAGTCCGTGCGCCCGTTTTCCATCGGCAGGCAACGCTTTGAACCGGCTCCCCGTGATGTTGTCGGTGAGCGTGCGGACATGGTTGCGAATTATGATCCTGTCTCGCAATTCTTCGTCGCCCATGACGAACGCGACCATTTCTTCGCGGATTAAGTCGGCCTGATCCTGTCCCGCCGCTGCGCTGTAGATTTGGCCGCGCGGTATCGCTTCGGGCCCGCAAAGATGCGCGAGCGCAATCGCGGCGGTTAGAACCGTCTTTCCGTTCTTGCGCGGGAGCGTGATTAGCGCCTTGCGGACGACGCGACGGCCCTTGGCGTCGGTTCGATAGAGATCGCGGATAATCTCTTTCTGCCACGGACGAAGCTTGAACTTGCGCCCGGCATGAAAGCCGCTCGTGATCTTCAAGCATTCAACGAATGCCACGACGCGCTCGGCGCGCGAGAGTCCGGGTTTCTCCCACGGCTTCACGCGGCGTTTCGCGCCTTTCTTTGCCGCCAGTTTTCCAACTGGTTTAGCCCCTTTGCCGCGTAGTCCCATTCAATGCCCGTAATTAAGTGAGAATCTAGGTGCGCGTGCCGGTAGGGAAAGCTGGCGATGACGATGAATCATCGCCCCCCACCGCCGCGTCGGCGCTGGCGTGCCACGGGTGAGCGGGATCGCGCGGCGTGCCATCTGCGTTGCAGCCGCGTTGCTGCCACTCACTCCACGCGCGTCCCTTCATGTCCCAGTGTCGCGTCTTGTTGGTGTGGTGCGCACGGCAGAGCGGTTGCAGGTTAGCCATGCTCCATGCCGAACCGCCGGCCGACAGTGGCGTGACGTGATCGACATCAACGGCGAGCGTATCGACTCCCAACTCAGCGCAGACGCGACAGCACGGCTCGCGTCTCAGCACCATGCGCCGAAGTCGTTTCCACCGCGCCGAATTGTAGATGTGCGCGAACGTCAAGCCGCTCGCCGTCGCAGTCCACGCAATGCCGACTCGACATCGGCAAGCTTTCCTTCAAGCGCGGCGATGACGCGGTAGCTTCCTGGGCCGTCCGCGTTCGCGCGGGCTTCGCCGATGGAGTCGACTAGACGGCGGCGTTCATCCAATAATGCACGACGATCGCGGTACGCAGCGGACGGGATTCGGTTACACAACTTACGCTCCCCTTAGCCAAGATATAAAAACAGTAGCGGTTTCGTTACTGGGAAATGGTTCGCGCGCCGCGCTCTTTTCGGGCGTTTCGGGCGGCGCAGAGTAGCGCTTCCGCTACTGGTACCAGTTACGTTTTCGTAACTGGACTTCACGCCGCGCGCGCTTGTGACTCTTGTATCTTTCGCGCTTTCGCTGCCGCCTTGAATTTTCGCACTTCGCTCAATCGAGCGGTGATCGCTTCCCTTGCTTCGTCCACGCTGGCGAAACGCTTCCACTGGTTCGCCACGGGCGTCCCGTCGCATAGATCGAGCCAGCCAAGCGCATATAGGGACGGCTTCCGCACATCCGCAAACGCTCGACCGCCGCGTTCGGTTACATGGACAAGGCCGAGCACTTCGGCGGCGTCGATTGCATCCGCGATCGAACACCGCCGCAGGCCGTACCGTTCGAGCTGATCATAGGTGACGACTAGCCTACCGTTCTTCGCGCCCCCGGTATCCATCAGCGCGATTGCTACGGCGTCGACAAAGCGCCGAGTCGCCAATGGTGCCGCTCGCCATGCCGCGCTTTCCAGAATCTCGCGCGTCAACCAAATGAACGGCTCGCCCTTCGGCGGCCTGTTTCGTCGCTCGCGTCGTTTATCGGTCTGCCCGCGCACGCTGCGGCCAGTAGCGTTTGCTCGCACTCCCCACGTCATGCAGCACCATGCGAGTGCGGAGTCATGCGGGCGACGGCCAGGTGGCCCAATAGGCTTTGCTCCAGATCGCGGGAGTCCTGTTCGATTATGTCGCTGTCCACACCGAATGCCTGTAGGCGGGCGCGATGTCTCGCGACAAGGCTGCGAATATATCGGCGACCGGATTCTTCCGTGCGATAGCGCGCCGCGGCGTTCGCGGTCGTCCGCAAGAACCCCGACCTACGACGTGAAGGAAACGGGATCAGGTTAGCCATTGATACCCTCCGGCTGCTTTGACGGCTCTACGCGCCTCCTAATGCGCTCCTGTGGAACCCCTAGAGCTGGCGAGGTTCGCCATTCCCATCGTCCACGGGGGTCTCGGCGGGGCGGGCCGCGTTCCGCCCATTCGCGAGCGGCGGCTTTGCATCGTGATAGGTTGGCAATCGGCGATAATCCGATGTCCGGCCAGAACACCCGGAACATGCCCGGCCAATGTTCGTCCGGCTCAATCGTCGCAACCGGATTTGCAGTGCCCCCGAAATGCAGCGCATGGCGGGCGGTCATGCCGCCTCCCGCTTGTCGCCCTTCCAGGTCCCGGCGGCGAACGCAACTACATCAGGAGTCCGCCACGCCACGCGCTTCGGTGAAAGATGCACCCGGCGCGGAAACTTGCCGGCGCGCTCTTGCCGCCAGATCGTCGTATCGGAAACGCGCAGATACGCGCACACCTCCTCAAGAAAAAGGAAGGGCGCACCGGAATCGATGGTCTCTTGGACTAGGGCTATCGGGGATTTAGGGGCGGCTGCGGGCTGTCTAGTCTCAGGCGCGCTAATCTCTTTCTCCGCGAGGCGAAACGGGGACGTGATTGGTTCGGGCCGCTTCGACACTATCCCTGTTGTCGCTGTCAAGTGCTGTTGCGTTCGGTTAGTTCCGCATCGCCACGACTTCCGCTTTTCGTATCGGCTCGCCCATCGCCGCCGCGATCTCGGACCCCATCGTTTCACTAGCGCGGCGAACGGGATCGTCCGCAAGGTGCGCATACTTCGCTGTGGTTTCGGGGTTCTTGTGGCCTAGCAGTTTGCCGATGATGGGGAGTCCGACGCCCGCACCGGCACCGACCGACGCGAAAGAATGGCGCAGATCGTGAATCCGCAGCCCGTCTAGTTTGGCGTTAAGCCGCACCAACTCCCACGGCTTTTTCAGATCAGCGCGCGGCTTGTCCTTGCTATCGCCAAGGATCACGAAACGGCCAACGCGATCTAATCCGCTCAGAATCGAGATGGCGGGGGCATTCAGAACAACGGCCTTTCTTCCCGTTTTCGAGTCCGCGAGATTCAGAAAGCCCCGCGCCAAGTCGACCTGAGACCATTCGAGGTGCAGAATCTCGCGAAGGCGACAACCCGTCAGGATTAGGAGTCGGATAGCGGCTACCGCAGCGGGCGCGATCTTGGTCCGCTGATTTTCTGGCCGCCTCGCGTGCTTGGCGCGCTCCTTTGTGGGCCACGGGAGGCCGCTTGTCTCAGCAAGGCGCAGCGTTTCTCCAAGGCGCGCCAGTTCGTCATTGGATAGGAACCGCTCGCGGGAGTTCTCCTTAAACCGCTCTAGTCCTCTTGTCGGGTTGAAGCCATCGGGAACGATGCCGGTTCGGCCCGCATACGAGAAAGCGCCCGACAAAAAGATCAAGACGCGATTTGCCGTTGCGGTCTTGCCGCCGCCGCTCGTTTTCTTTTTCTGATTCCCAATGTCGCGGTGGAGGCGGGCGACGTCTGCCTTTGTTACGGCGTGCGCTTTCTTAGCGCCCAACACGGGGCCGACATGCTTTTTGCTATAGGTTGAATATAGAAGGTGGGTCGATGGCTTCTTCTTCGGCTTGATCTCATCGGCAAGATACACGGTCAACAATTCGCTGATCGTCTCCGCTCTACGCTTCGCGGCCAATTCTGCGGCGGGATCGTCGCCGTCGATAACGCTCGACTTTAGCTTGGTCGCTTTCTTGCGGGCTTCGCTTAGCAACGTCCCCGGATACGATCCCACGGTAACGCGCTTGTATCCGCCGCCCGCGCGGGGGCGGTAGCGGAAGGACCACGTTGCCTTTCCGCTCTTGGCAAAAACTCGGAGCCGGAGTCCGGGTGTCTCATCGTCTCTGAATTCGACGTTCTTTCGTTCCTTAATGGCTTGCTTGATCGCTCGGTCGTGCAATCCTGTAACCATGTTCCCATCCCCTGAGGGTGCACTGTGGGTGCAGCGTGACGAAACATGGGTGCACCCTCAGAAACGGAGGGAAGCCATAAGCAATTGAAAGGCAAGCCTAACCGGCCAATTTGTAGACTATGGAAATGACCGGAAAACCATTCTTTTGCCTCTGGGGGACTAGGGGTCGCGAGTTCAAATCTCGCCGCTCCGACCAGTCGCTTCTGTCCCCCTGCCCATCCCCGAAACTGTAAACCGGCCCATCGATTCCCGCGGTTGTCTCGCGGTCCCCAATGCCTATCATGCGCCGCCACTGAGCGACTTTCGTGACCGACTGACCGGGAGGAATTGCAATGCGTTATCGCTGGATTGCCCGTGCGGGCCTGGCTCTCGCGCTCTCGTGCGCTGCCGC